ACAGCACTCGCAGAGGTTGATGATGCAAGTATTTTCGACCCATTTTCAAGTTCTAGTGAACCTTTGTTCCAAGACATAACTCCCTGTTGTAACCATTTTGGAAGATGTTCATACGCAAGTTGCAGTCGTCCTAGTAAGTCTCTTGCAGTTGCAGCCTTGTTAGCTAGTATTGCTATGTTAACACTTGGGTTGAATAGTGAGTAATGTAATAGATAGGAAATCATGGTTGTAGATTTCCCAGACTGTCTTGGAAGTTTACAGATTGTAAAACGATTATTATGAAATGTACCTACCATCTCTTTTTGAAATGGATACATTTTAAATGGAACTAAACCCTCATCTAGAGATACTATTCTGACATATGTCTGAATGAAGTATAAGGGGTCTTGCATACATCTTGCATACTCTTTGACTTGTTCTTCTGTCCACTCTTGTTGGACATTAGCCTTTTTAAGATTTGGATTACCCAGATATGTAACATCATTCATCTTTCTTACCTTTTAACATTTTTTGTAGTTCAGCAGTAGAACCGACAAACAATGCGTTGGTGACATTCTTCGGTGCAGAGTTTGGGACTTCTTTGAGTCTTTTCATCTTCTCCTGTAAATCACCAAGTTTTTCTGTAACCTCTGCGACCTGTTTAATTAGATTACCAGCTACCTCATAACCTCTAGGGTGGTCAGACTCTTTTGCAACATTTAGTATACCTTGTATTGCATCTTGACCTTTTTCAATTAGATTGTAAAAGTTTTCTCTTTGATACTCATAATCTGCATCAATATGTTCTTTTTCTTCAGAGGGTCTTGATATTACTGGAGTCAACATCTTTTGAATACCCAGTTCTTTTTCTACAGGGTCAAGTATACCGAGAGTTTCATCTAAAATGTCATCTGCATTTTTCACTTTTTCTCTCCACCTTTTGGTACACAATAAACCTTTATATAAATCTTATCGCCTGCAACTCTTTGATGTAAATCTTGGATTTTAATTTTTTCTGAATATTCTAAACAAGTATCTAAGTCTTTAAAATATACAGGGTCTTGAACCTCACCAGCAAGAAAGACCATTAAAACCCAGAGTATCTCCATAAGTCACTATGATTTATCTTCTCCAGTAGCAGGGTCAAATGTTTTTGCATCTTGAAAGAATGAAACAGTTTCGTTAAATCCAAAATCATCATCTGCATCAGCAGTTGCTGGATTAGGTGCAACAGTATATCTTTGTTCTCTCTTTGGTGCTTCTGTTTGTACATTTGCGTACTGGTCAACTTGAACACTCTTAATAATTTTACCAGATGTAACAGGGCCATAAAGGTAAAATTTAGAAGTGAATGAAAGTGTATAAATGATTGCTCTTCTATCACCATAATCACCACGATAACTATCTTCGTAACTTACACTCTCTAACACAATTGGTACATCTCTTTTGATACCCATGTCTGTCATGTCATTGATAGTCAATGTGTAATCTGGTTGAAAGAAAGGTAAAATCTGTTCTACGATCTGTAACGCATCATCTGATTGTTTTGCCATTGCGTACAACTCAATACCTAAATTATATGGAACAGGCATGAACTGTGTATCTAGTTTACCAGAGTTCGCAGAAGAGTCTTTTACTTTTTTAAATTTCTGAACACGATTGAGTTTTCTTGCTGGGTCGTATGCAAGATTTTGTATTTCAAAACCAAGTCGTGGTAAAGTGATTGCAACCTTACTTGATAAGTCTGCATCTGCATCTAATCTTGTCAACCACTTTTGTTTTGGCCCATACGCAAGTGGAACTTTCATAGTCTGTATGATTGAACCACTATTGTTCTTACGAACCAAGTGTATATTATTAAATAAAGTACCAAACGCAACAATGACATTTCTCATTGTTTCGTGGTAAAATTGTTGTCCTAACATTATGTACCTCCAACATCTCCAAATGGGTTAGTTTCCGAAAAGTCAATCACAGTATCATCTAACTGGTCAAACAATTCATTTTGTGCAGATTTATCTAAATCTGTCGTAGTCGTACTCGCATCACCTACTATATAGGTTTCTTGTAATAGATATGATTTATCTCCAGTATCAGCAGCCTGTTCCAGTATAATATTCTCACCAGCAGAGGTTGTTTCATCTTCTGTTATAATATTATCTCCATCAGTTTCATCAAGTAATAATCCATCACTTGTTGTTGTATCATTTATTCTTATATCTTCATTATATGTTGATGATTGTTCTAATGTAAACTGATATTGTCCAGTATCAGTTGATAGATTTGTTTCTATTGAATCTAACTCAGTAATACCAGTATCAATTCTTTCTTGACTATATTCAAACTGTTTACATCTTAGTTTGTATACAGGATTATTATCTAATTGATGAAAAGGTTCGTCATGGTCTACAAAACTTATCTCAAACATCTTTGTAACTATTGGTGAATAAATTAAATCACCTTCTTGTGGTCTATCTGCATCTGTTGTTGCACTATCCATAATTAGAAAAAACTCACTACCACTTTCTTCTGAAAGAATAAAAGACTCATTGTCATCTTCTAACATTATCTTATCATCTTCATTTGTAGACGAACTATCAGTTCCGTTCATAGTAACAAAACTTTGTGTAACTGTTTCTAATCTTGATGAAGTAGATGTTTGGTCTATCGTACCAGCTTCAAGTTGTATCGAACCACCTGTTGTATCAGTACCATCTTCAAGAGATATCTGACTATCCATCTCTTGAAATCTTTTTTTGTTTACAACAAAGGTTATCTCATTTCTATTTTCTAAACCAAACTGTGTGATAATTTCTTTTTCACCAGCATATCCTGTCGCATCTTCGACATACATCTCTATTGGATTTGTGTTTGTGTATTTAGAAAGACTATCTTCACCAAGAACATTATCTCGTGCGACAAGTGTTCTGTCTATGTAATAGACATCATGTCCATAGATTTGTATTGCTTCTTTTATTAAGTCACTATACAGATTTTGTTCTGACTTGAGAGCCGCAAGATTATTTGTTTTGAATACACTATTAACTGCCATAAAATTATCCCATCATATAGTCTGGTGGAAGTTCGTATGCAAGTTGTATCTGTTCCTCTAGTCTTAGTATCTCCTCTGATGCTTGTGAATATATATCTGCACCATTCATCTCAACACCACCTAATAACTGGACACCTTGAAACTTAGATAAGTTTGCACCCCATTGTCTTTTGATAAGTTGAATTGCATATCTCTTGAGAAATATATCATCAAAGACATCTATATATGAACTTGGGTCTAACTTACGATAACACTCTATGATAAGAAACTCATCTACATCTATATCGTTCTCCCAATCCATATCAATGTATAATCTATTTTGATGTTGATTGAATCTTATTGGTTTTTCACCAACCAGTATGTGTGATAAAAAGTCCAGTTGTTGCATAGTCATCTGGTATTGTATGATTGATGTAGATGAAAAATCATATAAGTCATTAAGTCTTAGTTGATATCTAATATCAAACATATTATTAGTTGTCTGGTCATCAAATGGAAAGATGTTTACCACAGATATTACAGAAGACGGCATTGGTATATAATTTTGACCCTCTAGAAAAGATGCAGTTACAGTTCCATCTTTTGTATCAGCTGCAGTTGTAGTTTCGTTACTGGTTGCTCGTGTGATATCTTCAGATGTAACTTTGTATTTGAGATACATTCTCTCAACACCATCATAATGATATTGTGCAAAATATTGTAATGCTTCGTCTATTCTATCTTCTACTTGTGCATCAGACACATTGATATCTATGACACCAAAACCAAGTGACCTTAAACAATAATCTTTAAATTGTGTTCTCGTTGTAGGTATTGCCATTTATTTAATCCTTTTATTCTATTTATGGATTTTCAAACCGAAAGGCGTTCCAACCCTGTCCAGATAGTGTTATTCCATGTGATGCAAGAACAGCAATAGGGTCTGAAGTTCCATCTTCAAATAGTAATCTATCACCATCATCAGCAGATGTATTTAAAACTATAAAATCACCAGCGTTACTTGAAGAGTCATCAGTTCCATCTAATGTAAAACCAGATACTAATTCTATAGTTCCTGTTTTATCCTGTAGAGATGCTTTCCTGTCGGCAGTTGGTTCGTCAACTCTAAATGTTGTTTCGTGTGCATCTGCATTTGCACCCTCAAATACAAACGCATCTGTTACGTTTACAACAGTTTGATTTACAGTTGTAGTTGTTCCAGACACAGTAAGATTACCAGCGATTGTAACCACACCATCTGCAAGTGTAATTAAGTCTGTATCATCTGTATGTCCGATTGTTGTTCCATTGACTATAACATTGTCAACAGTAAGTGTGGTGAGTGTTCCAACAGAGGTAAGACTTGATGCAGTAACACCAGAGTTAAGTGTATTACCTGTCAAAGTTCCTGCGGCTGC